CTGCCCCGGCACCAACGCCAGCCGGGGCGGTCCTTTTTGGCGTGGCGTGAGGATTTACCATGGCTTTGCGATTGACCAAGAAAGACCAGAACACCTCGGACACCAAGTGGGTCGACTACGACGCCGACACCAAGGTGCTGCTGGCACGAATTGATAACCCCGAATACGCGGTCGCCCTCGAGCGCGAACGCCGCAAGCTGCGCAATGCTGACGCCCAGTTCGGTGTCGGTGTCGTGGGCGTGATCGACGGCGAGACGACCGAGCATCAGACCCAGTGCAGGCTGTTGAGCCAGTTCATCGTCAAGGACTGGGCCGGCGTGCAGGATGCGGACGGCAACCCGCTGGCGTACAGCGCCGACGCTGCCGAGCAGATGCTCGATGCCAACCTCGAGTTCTTCCTGTTCGTCCTGCGCGAGTCGTCGACATCGGCCGTGGAGGCGCAAAAGGCCCTGGCCGAGACCGTGGGAAAGTCGTTGCCCGCTTCGAGTGGGAGCGAGAGTGGGGCGGAGACACCGAAAAGCGCCGACTGATTTACCAGCACCTCAAGATGGCGGTACCGGACGAGCCGGAAACGGACCCGATGACCAACTATCTGCTGAGCACGTTCCGCAACATCACCCGCGGGCGCCGGTTCATCTCGTCGGCGGCCGGCGCCTTCCCGCTGCCCTTGTCGGCCCGGGAAATCTCGGACTGGCTGGAAGCGCACCCGCCCGCCATGCCGCGCAGCGAGATCGACGAGGTGGTCTATACCCTCGATGCGCTATGCCTCAAGGCGGAAGAGGATGAATGAACCTGGCGCGTGCGGTGCTATATTGCCCGCATCACGCAAGGGAGAAACGGAATGTCCAGAATTGCAGCGGTTGTGTTGGTGTTGGTTGCTTTGGGTGGGTGCGCCTCTGGCACTCAGAACCTGTACAAGTACGGCCAGCCAGGGCTTGACGGCAATTACCTCAAGTCATTCGAGGTGATCGGATCAGGTCCGGCAGCGCCGGGGAAAATGGCCATGTGTGCCGCCAGCGCCGTCAGGAATGATCCGGTATCGCTCAGCGACTCGTCGCGAACCTTCTTGGGCGTGCACACCGGCAACTATTACCAGGCCGGGACCAACCGCGAAGTCGGTGGCGGCGGCGCCATTCAGTACGTGGCGCCTGATGAGTCCAGCATCGTGGCAAAGGGCGAGACCGGCTACACCAGCGCCATGGTCTCTCGATCCGTGCGATACACCGTGACGATCAAGAGCTCCGGCCCTGAACGGAAATACCTGTTCGCCGGCATTCAGCAGGCGCAACTCGATACCGGCTCGATGGTCAACGCGGGCTACAGCCCCGTGCACGTCATGATGGGCGGCGGCTCTGAGGATGTCGCGCGCTCGCTGAGCGCTGTTGCTGAAGAGATAGAGACCTGCATTCGATAAGGTCAACACATTACCAAGACCCGCTCCGGCGGGTTTTTTTATACCTGGAGAAAGGCAATGGCCCAAACATCCCGCCTCGTCATTGAGCTGGACAGCCGAGACGCCGAAGCAAAGGCGGCGGACACGCGCAAGGCTCTGGAGGCGCTGGAAGATGCGGGCCTGAGTATCCAGCCGGCACTGAACAAGGCCGGCGCCGGCATGGAAAAGATGGGCAAGGACGCCGAGAAGGCCACCAAGTCCATCGAGGATGAAGCGGACGAGCTTGAGCGCCTTCTGGGTGCGATTGATCCCGTAACTCGTCGCCTTGGCGAGCTGGACAAGCAAGAGCAGGACCTGGCCAGGCACCGCAAGGCCGGAAAACTCGACACTGCCACTTATGACGAATACCAGTCGAAGATCAACGCTACCCGTGCTGGCCTGACGCGCTTTGACGACTCGCTGACCCGCACCGGAAACACCGCCAAACAGACGGCGGCAGCCCTGCGCGGTGTGCCTGCGCAATTCACGGACATCGCCACTTCCCTCGCTGGCGGGCAGAATCCGCTGACCGTGTTCCTGCAGCAGGGCGGTCAGCTCAAGGACATGTTTGGCGGCGCTGGGCCGGCGGCCAAGGCTCTGGGCGGCTACGTCCTCGGCCTGGTCAACCCGTTCACCGTGGCAGCCGCTGCGGTCGGCACGCTGGGCCTGGCCTACTATCAGGGCTCTCAAGAGGCGGACGCCTTCCGGCAGGCGATCATCACCACCGGCAACGCCTCCGGCACTTCGTCGCTGGCTCTGGCCGGCATGGCAACCACCATCAGCGCGACCGTCGGCACGACCGGGAAGGCGGCCGAGACGCTGGCTTTGATGGCAGCAAACGGCAAAATCGCCAGCTCCAGCTTCGAACAGATCGCCACGGCCGCCATTGGCTTCGAACAGGTCACCGGCAAGGCGGTGTCGGCCACTGTCGCTGAGTTTGATTCCCTCGCGGACAGTCCAGTCAAGGCGCTATCCACTCTCAACGACAAATACAACTTCCTCACCGCGTCGGTTTATGAGCAGGTGCGTGCGGCCGAACAAATGGGCGAGAAGGAGCAGGCAGCAGCCATTGCCCAGGATGCCTACGCGAAGGCGCTGACAGAAAGAACCAAGACCATCAAGGAGAGCCTTGGCACCATCGAGACCGCCTGGAATGCGATCACTGGTGCGGCAAAAAGTGGCTGGGATGCCATGCTCGGCATCGGTCGTCAGCAGTCGCTCGACGAGCAGATCGCCAATACCAAGCAGCTGCTCGAGGATCGCAAGACCAGCTTCGCGGCAAGAATGTTCCCCGATACGCTCGGCGCCGACAGCGATTCGACCCGGTTCCTGCAGACGCGCCTCAACCTCCTTGAAAAGCAGAAGTTGCTGCTCACCGAACAAGGAAACGCCGAAGCCGAAAAGGCCAGGATTCAGCGCGAAGGGCAGAAGGCTTATGAGGACTTCCAGAAGGGCGTAGAGGCCGCCGGAACTCGCGAGCAGAAGCTGAACAAGGCCCTGCTCGAAGATCAACAGCGCATCAACGCGGCGCGCGCGGCTGGCTACACGATCACCCAGGCCGACGCCGAGGCGTCCGAAAAGGCCATTCGCGACAAGTTCAAGGAGCCAAAGGCGGCGGCGACCAAGGCCTACACCGAAGACGCCGGCATGAAGCTGCTGAATTCTGCCCGGCAGACCAATGCCGTGCTCACTCAGCAACTCGCCTCGATCAATGGCCAGGGCATCGCCACCGAAAAGCTCGGTGCCCAAGCGCAGGCGCTGATCAAGTGGGAGCAGCAACTCGCCGATATCAAGGGCAAGAAAACGCTCACCGCCGACCAGAAGTCCTTGCTGGCCAGTCAGGATCTGATCACTGCACAGCTGAAGAAGAACGCCGGTCTTGAGCGTGAGGCCGAGATTCAGAAGGGCATCAAGCAGGCGAACGACGACCAGGTCAAGCTGCTGACCCTCACCGGTCAGCTGCGCGAGGCCAATCAGCTGAAGTCCAGCCTGGACGATGCCGCGCAAATGGCGGAGTACGAGCGCCAAGGCAACACCGAAGCCGCCAAGCGCCTGGAAACGCTGATCAAGATCCGCGACATCAATCTCAACGCCGCGCAGAAGCCCGGGACCGTTGAGGGGGTCAGCAAGGCGCCGACCGCTACTGGGCTTGACCCTTCCATCGGTGGCGCTGACAGCGAGATCACTCGGCTGAATGACGAGGCGGCCAGGCTGGATGCGTGGCGGGCCACGGAACTGGAGAAGCAGAAAGCCTACCTTGACCTCAAGGCGATCAATGAAGAGACCTATGCCGAGCGCGTAGCCAACATCGACAAGCAGGCATCCGAGAACCGGGCCAAGATCGATAAGGCGAAGAACGAGGCGATCATCAACCAGTCGTCGAGCTTCTTCGGGATCATGGCCACGCTGAGCCAGTCCGGTCACAGCAAGCTGGCAGCGATCGGCAAGGCCGCTGCCATGGCTCAGGCCACGATCGACGGATACCTGGCCATTCAGAAGGCGCTCGCGGCATTCCCGCCGCCGTTCAACTTCATCGCGGCCGGCGTGGTCGGCGTGGCCACCGCGGCCAACGTGTCGGCGATTGCCGGGATCGGCTTCTCCAATGGCGGCTATACCGGCGCCGGCGGCGTGAACGATCCGGCTGGCGTAGTCCACAAGGGCGAAGTCGTCTGGTCGCAATCCGACATTCGCAAGTTTGGCGGCGTGGCATCGGTGGAAGCGCTGCGCAATGGCAACGTTGCAGCGGGTCGCTCAACGTCCAGCGGTAGCGGTTCGTCGACGGCGGCCAGCAATGGTGTGCCGGCGAAGGAGCGGGAGCTGGTCGTCAATCTGCACGAGGATGCCAGCCGGGCAGGGCAGGTCAGTCGTCGCCAGCTCGGCGAGCAGGATGTGATCGACATCTGCGTGGCCAACATTCGCGGCGAGAAAGAACTGCACCAGGTGCAGCAGGAGAAGTACGGCTTGCAGTCACAAGGTGTTTAATGCGTTAACATAGGGTCTCTTGCTAGGGACTGAATGGAGCCCCAATGAGCAACCCCATCAACATCGCCTATGCCTCAGTCGGCAACGACTTGTTCGTCGATACGATCGAGGCGACCTGCTCCGCGTGGGCGGCCCCGATCCTCATCTGCTCCGGCTATGAGGATCGCGTCTGCGGCACAGAGGACGGGCGCACGCTCGTCTTCTTGGCGATGGCGGTGGAAGAGGCCCTGCCCGTTCGGGATAACTCTGGCTACCAGAACCTGAACATTGCCTTGGATAACACCGACGGCAAGGTCCAGGCGGCCATCGAGCAGGCGCGCGCAGCGTCGGCGCGCATCGTGCTGACGAAGCGTCGCTACCTCGAAAGCAACCTGACCTATCCGGCCGAGCGCTATCGGCTATCGGTGCTCAACCGGCAGTACGCCAACGACGTGGCCACGCTGACGTGCGGCATGTTCGACCTGTTGGGCACGGCTTTCCCACGCAACAACCTGACTTCGGACAAAGCACCAGGGCTGATCTTCATATGAAGGTCATCGCGGATTATCTGTCGGCACCTTACCGGGACGGCGCGCGCGGGCCTTTGGCCTTCGACTGCTACGGCCTGGTCAACGCCGTGCGGCACGAAGTGTTCGGCCTGCCGCTGCTGCCCTCGCTGGGCGGTGTCGGCCGGTCCAAGTTGCGCGAGAACACCAAGGCTTACCGCGAGGTCAGCTCCGGTCTGGAAGAGTGCCTGCCAGAACCAGGCGCCATTGCCTCGGCACTGATTGGCGAGTTTCTGGATCACGTCGGCGTGGTCGTGTACCTGGACGGCCAGCTGAAGGTGTTCGACACCAACCCGGGCGGCCCCCGCATTCGCACTATTCGCGACTTCGAGCAGCGTTATCAACGAGTGGTGTATTACCGATGATCGAATTCTTCCCGAACAAAATGGCCGGCTGCCAGCCGCTGGCCACCTACACCACGCACGAACGCATGACGATCGAGGCCTGGCTCAAGGGCATGACGGAACACTACCAGCGCGCCCCGGTGCAGCCGATCAGCGTCGAGCTCAATGGCGAACTGATCTGCCCGACGCTCTGGCACAAGGTCAGGTTCAAGCCGGCGGATCACGTCCAGATCTGGAACGAGCCGAAAGGTTCCGACCCGTTCACCATCACCGCCCTGCTGATTGTTGGCGCATTTGCCGCGACCAAGCTGCTCATGCCCAAGATGCCCGGGATGCCGGCCAATACCGGCGTTGCCCAGGGCAGCCCGCTCGATGAAGCCAGCGCCAAGGGCAACAAGGTCAAGCTCGGCGAGCTGATTCGCAACGTGGCCGGGCATCAGAAGGTGTACCCGTCGTACCTGGCTGAGCCGCGCACCTGGTTTGCCGCACCACGCGAAAAGTGGGTGGAAATGCTGCTGTACGTCTCCGAAGGCGCAGTGGAACTCAGCAAGCTCAAGGTGGGCGAAACCCCGCTGATCTCCCTTGGTTCCGATGCTCAGGTGATGATCTACGCGCCCGGCGCCGACGTGTCTGCCGATACCGCCTCGATGCTGTGGTTTAACGCCAAGGAGGTCGGCGCGAGCTCGAGCGGCACGTCAGGGCTTGAATTGACCGTGTCGACCAACCTCACTCCGTCAGCCACGGCCTCGGCCTATCAGTTCAACGGCGATACGATTGCCATTCCGGCCGGTGCCGGCACCTTTCCGGCAGACTGGGAAACCGGTCTGGTGATTCGTGCTCTGGCGCCCTACACCTACACCGTGGTCGATGGCGGCGCCGGCCGTGACATCGTGCAAGGTCCGCTGGAAATGCTGGGGCCTACCCCTGGCATGTTAATTGAGGTCGCCGGGGCGAACGCGGGCAACTACGTCGTCAACTCGTACACGCCGTATGCTCCAGCGGTGCCGCCGACCTCGGGTACCGCCTCAACGATCCTCGGCTCAAGCATCCCGGCGCGCTATGACTTCGACGTGACCCCGCTGTCGGTCACCGTGACGCTGGGCAGCACGCCGTATGCGGTCAACCTGACCACGGCGACCACCGATCTTGCCGGCCTGGTCTCGGCCTTCAACACGGCCAAGGGCTCGGCGCCATTCCTGGCCAGCGCCTCGTCCGGCAAGTTGCTGATCACGCAGTTCGGCACCTTCGGCGGCGAAACGATGGTGGCCACCGGTGGCGCCGATATCCTTGGCTCCAGCCCGATCAACACCACCGGCACAGCAGCAAGCGCCGGCACGCCGGAAGTCCCGGCGCAAATGACCCTGGACTACGACGGTGGCGCACCGGTTGTTGGTTTGGCCCTCGGTTCTGGCCTGGCCACCATCGGCCCGCGCGGCCTGCGTTACCGCATCACCGCGTTCAGCGCCTCGATCATGACGGTGGACCGGCTCACCGCGTCGGGCTCGGTGGATTCCGGATGGATTGGATTCAATCCGATGGAGACCGTAAACGGTTTGGTCACCCTCGATCCATCCAGTCTGGAGGGTGGCTATCGCGGCCCTTTCGCGTGCTCGCCAGAGAATGAAAAGGTCACGCGCATCGAGTACACCATCGCCTTCGACGGCCTGATCGGCATGGGCCGAAAGGGAGATGAATACACGATCTACTCGTCGCATCAGTTCGAGTGGCGCGACATGGATGTTGCGGGGGCGTGGACCGTCCGTACGCAAAGCGTCACCGGTCACTCGCGGGATGCGCAAGGCTTCACCTTTTGGTTCGATCTGCCCTACCCGATGCGACCCGAAGGCCGGCTCAAGCGCCTACCCAAAGGCGGCGGCGCCAACAGTGCCGAGTGGATCGACAGCCCAAGATGGGAAAGCTTGCGCGGCTTGCGTCAGACGCGACCGACCAGCTACCCGGGCATGACCGTTATGTCCGTCAAAATTCGCGGCGGTGATCGGCTGTCTGCGCAGTCGGAAAGCCAGATCAACGGCGAGGCAACCCGCGTGCTGCCGGTGCGCTCGGGCGGGGTTTGGCAGGCGCCGGTAGCAACCCGCGGCATCGTGCCCTGGTGCCTGCATGTCCTGAAGTCGCTGGGCTATGAAGACGGCGACATCGACCTGGAAGAGTGGGATCGGCTGGATCTGGTATTCAACGCCGCCGGCCAGTATTACGACGAGACCATCGACGACAACAGCACTGCCAAGGATCGGCTCAACGATGCGCTGGCCTGCGGCTTTGCCGAGCTGACCATCAAGAACGGCCTTGTCAGCCTGGTGCGTGACGAGCCGAGGGCGATATTCGATATCACCTACGGCCCGAAGACGCAGACCTACAGCCCGCAAAACATGACCAAGAAGCTCAGCATCGCCGGGCCGCTGACCTCGCTCAACGATATCGACGGCGTGGATGTTGAGTACTTCAGCTCGATCACCTGGGCCTGGGAGACGGTGCCGTGCCGCTGGCCGGGCGATGCCGGCAACAAGGTCGAGAAGGTCAAGCTGCCGGGTGTGGGTGACCGAAACCGCGCCTATCAGTTCGGCATGCGCCGTCGCGGACACCAAAAGTTCCGGCAGGACACCTACACCTGGGAAACCGAGCTCGCCGGCATGAACTCGGACTATTTGAGTTTCTGCGCAGTGGCCAGCGATACCCCCGGGCAATGCCAGAGCGCCGAGCTTTTCAGTGTGCAGGCGGTCAGCGGCGGCTTCGTTCTGGAGTCGTCCGAGCCAATCGACTGGTCAGTACCTGAGATCTACAAAGTCGGCATCAGTCGTCCGGATGGCTCTCTCTCGGGTCCCTACCAAGCGACCGAAATCGACGAATACCGCCTGCAGATCGCCGATCTCGACTTTGTACCCGACACCAGCATGAGCGGAAACCTGTCGCGTCCTCAGTTGCTGATCGGGCCCTGGTCGAAGTGGGCCTACCCGGTCCTCGCCACGCGCTCAGACCCATCCAACGGCAACGTCGCGATGAAGGGCATGCCCTATGACGCTCGCGTTTACACCTACGACAGCGCCACGGCGCCCGCATAAGGACAGACCATGATTGCTTACCCCGAAGGTCTGCCTAATCCGCAATACAGCGGGTACGACCTCACTACGGTCAGCCCCATGCGCAAAACAGGGCTTAAAGGCGGGCGCACCATCCAGCGCCGAGGGTTTCGCAATACGCAGACAGTTGTCCAGGTGGCATGGGAGATGGACGACAGCCAAGCCCAGCTATTTGAGGGCTGGTTCGAATACACCCTGAATTCGGGAAGTCTGCCTTTCGATTGCCCGCTAATTACGCCGCTCGGAATTCAGGACTACGAGGCGAAGTTCAAAGGCATCTATCAGGGGCCGGTACTGACCGGGATCAGTCGCTGGAAGTTCCAGGCGTTCCTGATTCTGCTTCGTCGCCCTCTGCCAGGGTCCGCCTAAATGTCCCGCCCTATGGAAGACACTCAATGATTGCATACCCTGAAGGGCTTCCCCTGCCGCTGCGCGACGGCTACGGCTTTTCTCCTTTCGACCCGCTGGTCAGCACTCCGCTGCAAAACGGCCGAACGATAGAGCGCCTGAGTTACGGCGATACACCGACAGAAGTCAGCGTGACCTGGGAGCTAACCAGTAGCGAGGGATTGACCTTCGAGGACTGGTTCGAGAACACCCTGGTTTCCGGCAGCCTGCCTTTCGGAATGCCGCTGAAAACGCCGCTGGGGCTTGATGTTTTCGAGGTCAGTTTCGATGACATCTATTCAGGGCCGACGCTGGTCAATCTGATTCGCTGGCGCTACTCGGCCAAGCTCCGACTGAGCAAGCGCCCCTTGGTCGCCAAGGACTGGATCCTCTACGCGCCCGAATACGTCCTCTACTCCAGCATTTTTGACCGAGCCATGAACAAGGAGTGGCCGGAGGCATGACCGTCGACGCACAAAAAACCAATTCGCCCATCGGGCTCAGCATGCCTGGAGCTAGCGCATGACAATTTACGCAACCGGCAACCCGGTCGGCTCAACGAACCCGAAAGACCTGATCGACAACGCGCAGAACCTGGACTATCTGATTCTGGGCCCGCTGCTCAGTTACCCGGATCGGCGCGGCGTGAATCGCCTTTCGTTGGCAGGCATCGAGGCGTCGTTTGCCGCTGCCCAGGCTCAGCGAACCGCTGACTTCAACACCGCCCAAGCCCAGCGCGCAGCTGATTACGCCGCATCCGAGGCGAACCGCGGCTACGAAAACCCGGTGCCGTATGACTCCGGCATCGCCCTGACCCGCGTAACCCAGCTCGTTCAGTACGGATCGGAGCTGTACAAGGCGAAAGCCGGCACCCTGCCATGGACCACTACCGGCGTTTGGGCGACCGATTCGGCCAAGCTGGTTTCGGTTGGTGACAACGCGCTTCGGCAGGATCTGGCGAGCCACGGCGCGGACATGAACGGATACCTCCCTGAAGGCACGGGCGCCGTTTCGCATACTGTGCGGGATAAGCTGAACGCGTTGGAGGTGTCCATATTCGACTACATGACGCCCGCGCAAATCGCTAACGTTAAATCCGGCACGCCGACCATGGACGTTAGCGCTGTAATCCTGGCGGCGATCCGGGCCAGTTCCGGTAAACGCTTGGTTTTTCAGCCGGCCACCGCTTACCCCGTTGACCAGCTTGTCGTGGTCTACGCGTCAGAGGTCTCGAACTGCGAGATTGACTTCAAGGGGCAGAAGATCCTTTGGCGTGGCGACCGCAAGACGGATGGGAGCCAGGGACAGCAGTACGACTGGAACTGGGGCGTGGTGTCCTTTAAAGGGGAGGTGTTGTCCACTGTATCCGCGACGCTCTCCGCGCTACTGCCGGACGGATCGAGCACCCTGACCCTGCCCGGGCACGCCCTGGCGGTCGGAGACCATGCCTTCGTGAAAATCACCGACCCGGCTGCGGGCGGCTCAACCCTGCTGAAGTTCAAGCTGTTCTCCCGGCACTGCCGGGTGGTCGGTGTCGTCGGTAACGACGTGACCTTCGACTTCCGCACGGCATTCGATATGCCCAGCGGCGCGCCCGTCAGCGTGTCCAAGCTGCGCCCGATGGTCGGGATCACGGTTAAGAATCCGAACATCGAAGACGTGTCGGCCTACCCCTACGGCGGCGCGACGACGGACGACCAGAAGTGGAAAGGCGCCTCAGGTATTGTTTTCGAGTACGCGGCCTTTTGTCATTCGTTTGGCGGGAAGTTCAAAGGGATCCCCAAGGTGTCCCTGGAGGCGCAGGCCTGTTATGGGTGCAGCTTCGGCAACTCGGAACTGGATACCCCCAAGGAAACCGTATCGGGCGGCTACCTCTGCAAGTTTGAGGACAGCCTGAACTGCTTTGCGAAAGGCTTGCGCGCCGACAACGAGCGGCACGTTATCGACTTCACTGCCAGCTCCAACTGCGTGGCAGAACAATGCGGCTCCTGGAAAACCGCGAACGCCTCCTTTGTCACGCACGGCACCTACGAGCACGACATTACCTGGCGCGATTGCTGGGGCTACATGTCGATGGCGGGAAGTGGCACAGACTTCGGCCAGAAGAACCGCCGCATGAAGGTGGAGCGGCACAAAGGGTCTAACCTGAACATCGCCTCGACTGGGCAGAACGTGTACGACAGCGTGTTTGAGGACAGCCGCTTTACCTCGGTCTCGTACCTCAATCTCGACGGCAACACGTACGATCGTTGCGACTTCGGCAATCTCACCACCCTGCAGCAGAACGGTTCGCTGTCGGGCAAGAAAACGGTTTTCAACGATACCTACCTGAATCAGGTGCAAAGCCCATTCATCCCGGCCGGCGTCACATCCGATTTGGAATTCCACGGCGGGCTGATTTATTGCCTGGCCGCCGCCGACATTCTCGGGACCGGGAAGGTGTTGCTGGATAAAGCGGCATTCAGCTCCGCAGGCTCGCCTACCTTCTCCGGCGCAAGGCTGACGGTTGACGGGGGAACCTTTGAGCTGCGCGGGGCGTCAACCATCATCACCTGTACCTTGCCCTACCTGGCTTTCCTGAACTCTGCGGAGGTGAAAGCCGGGTTCAACTACACCGGCAGCAGCGGCGCGCATGAGATCGTCCTGGGAAACTCTAAATTCGACCTAACCGGGAAAACCACGTCCGCGACCTTCGCTCTGGCTAAGACGGGCGGATCGATCGACCTTCGAGCCGCGAACAACATGTTTGACCGTACTGGCAGCACGGATAGACACCTTACTGCCGTAACCAGCGGGGCAGCGCTTCACATCACCGATATGGGCAACACCTATAAAGGTGGGTCGATACGCGTAGATACCGGTCCACTGTCGGGAGGGAGTCTGATTCATACGAATAACACGACGGTCGGCACCACGCTGACACTGCCCGCTTCAACCACCAACATTGTGAACGTGAACAACATCGCCCTGTAGTCCGTCTAATTGGCGCAGCATAATGCAAGCACCTCAATGCCATCCATTTATGGCGTTGAGGTGCTGGCTCGACGCGTTTTGTGATCTAATTGCGCCAAATGGACGCCGCGCATAGACGACATGCGTTAGCCGGGGGATAGGGAACATGTATTTATTTTGCTTCATAATTTCAACCATTTGCATGGTGCTTTTCTTTAGAAAGTGGAAGCGCGCACTCGGCTTTACATTTTTTGGGGTCTTGTCATTCTATGTGATCATGATTCTTTGGGTTCCATATTACATTTTGTGTAACAGCCTGATGAATTTGGCGTGGGAGTACCCAATAAAGCCTGAAAGCATGGGGTTTATCACGGCGGCTTTTTGCCTTTGCTGCTTAATCCCGATATTGCTCAAAGGCTTCCTGATTCCCAACCGGAAGATTCTAACGCCTGCGACAATCCAGAGCTTTTCTAAGTCAGCGAATGGGCGCTTCTTCACATTTGTTGCGTTTGTGGTTTCCGCCTCCTGCATTGCCGCGCTCTTCATGATGAAGGGGGTAACACTTGACGTTGGCAATTACGGAACTCGCTTCGAATCCAATGCGGGGACGGGGCTGTTTACAATCCTGTCCTATTCAATGGTGACGGTTGCCGTTCTGCTGCTTTATAGAAATCCGAGCCTGAAGACGTTATTCGCTTCAATCTCTCTGGTTCTGGCGTATGGAATGCTGCTGTTCCTGACCCTTGGCGGCGCCCGTAATTACCTAATCGCCGCAATTATCCCGGTGCTCATTGCCGGGTATTCGCTGAGACTGATCAGCTTAAAGTCACTGTCTGTGTTGGCGGTGATGGGTGTTTTGATGATTACGTCGCTGGCCCTGGTCAGGTATGGCGATTCGGTGGGGGTTGGCCTGGTTGAGCTTCTGGCGCTCTATACCAGGGATACTGTTTTTCCAGTTGCATCGCTCTCGAACATCATTGATGTCCCCATGAGGCATGCCGGTTTTGATTATTTCTTTAATCAGTTCTATGCCATTGTTCCGCGTGCGCTCTGGCCGGGCAAGCCTATCTATCTGGATACCATTGCATATTTCTATACCGAACAAATTCTAGGCTACGGCAAAGGATTAATCATTGCGCCAACAGGCATTGGCTCCCTGTACATCATGGGCGGATGGGCTGCCATATTTGTTGGTTCGCTTCTGATCTCACTGTTTTTTGTTTACCTTGATTATTTCGCACTTAGAAGAAGCGTTGTTTTTTACTTCTGTGCCTTTCCGAGTATATTTTTCGCATTCTTCTGCTTCAGGGAATCGATGGAGTTGGGCATTTACAAAATAATGCTGCACTCTCTGTTTGCGTTGGGCGTCTATGCCTTATCAAGAGGCGTCTACAGCATAATCCCGAAAAAGCAAAAGGCTTTCAGATACCCATTGGTTAATCGCCATATGGCTAAGACCTAGAATGCAGATTGATCCACACGAAACCCGCCGAGTGCGGGTTTTTTAATGCCTGGAGAAAAGTATGTCGATCACTTCGCAACAACTGCTGCAAATTCTCCCGAACGCCGGCAAACAAGCCGGCGTTTTTGCATCTGCACTGAACCTGGCCATGGATCGGTTCAAGATCAATACACGCCTTCGCATGGCCGCCTTCATTGCCCAGGTCGGCCACGAGTCCGGCCAGTTCCGCTACGTGCGCGAACTGGGCGGTGACCAGTACCTGAGCAAATACGACACCGGCACGCTGGCTGCGCGCCTGGGCAACACGCCCGAAACTGACGGCGACGGGCAGAAGTACCGCGGCCGTGGCCTGATCCAGATCACCGGTCACGACAACTACCTCGCGTGCAGCAAAGCTCTGTTCGGCGACGACCGACTGCTGCGTACGCCTGAACTGCTCGAGCAGGCCGAGTGGGCGTGCAAGTCGGCGGCCTGGTTCTGGAATTCGCGCAACCTGAACGCGCTGGCTGATAAGGGTGACTTCCAAGGGATTACCCGTCGTATCAATGGCGGACTCAATGGCCTGGCAGAGCGAGAGGCCTTCTATAAGGCAGCACTGAAGGTGATGGCCTGATCGTCGTGGTTACGGTTTGCGGTAGCCCATATCGAGCATTTCGCTGACGATCTTCAGGCGGAACTGCCATTGCTCTTCCGTCTCTCCAGTCGTCCAGCCTTCGCCAGTCATGGTGTTGAGTGCGTCGTCTCTTGCCTTCTCCCGCTCATCCGCTTCGACCTGCTCAGGTGTGCGGGCTGGGCGAAAGCCAATATCAGGATCTGCCAGCTTGAACAGTTGGTGCCCATCCAGAAGGATGACGCTGTCGTCTTTATAGAGGATCGTCCGAGCGTTCCAGTTGTGGCCGCCGTTTGACGTGAACTCGAACGAAAGGCCGACGGGAGGAATGTCTCCCTCGTACCACTCATGGCGCGCTACGTTTTGCTGATCGGAGTTTTGTGGCGACGGGCGTGCAATTGCGTCCTTCGTAAAAAAGCACCATTCAAGCCTTGGCCCCAAGCTGCGCCATTCACCCTTCCACCAGCCATAGGCTTCGTGATCTTGCTTGAAGAATCTTGGCCCGTCAGCCTCCAGAGTTGCATGAGTTGCGCCTTCTGGTGCCAAGCTCCAATCAATCGAGTTCATGTCCATTCCCCTTCTATGATTTTCCATCCGGGGGATTTAAACCCCCGGTCGATCCTTGTAATACTTGGCCTGTAGCGGCGTGGTAGCTGAAAAGCTGCTGAAACCGCATTTGGGCGTGACTAATAGTCCCTTTCTAGTCACCCGTTTTTTTGAGGCTTGATAGCGTTTCCCGGCAGATGCTAACCACGTCGACGTCATCGCTGTTTTCAGCCATCAATTCCATCTTGCTGCGAAGGTCGGCTAGATTGACGCGCAGGGTATTTCGCTCGGAGCTTGCTCGGGAATACATGTCGTTGTACATGCACGCCGTCGCAAGGTGTCCTTTTGATTCAGCCTTGAGCTGATCGCGCTCCCGAAGAATCCCAGCGACAAGGCCATAGGTCGTTTCGACCGAAAAAGCCCCGGGAAGTATCGGTGGCAGAGGATCTGGATCGTTCACCTTGCCTCGCAGTGCTTTGTCGATTGCGCCAAGGTCGTGCTTAAGCCGATCGTTCTCGTCCTTCATCTTGTCGCGCTCGGCAGTCACGTCGATCAGTTGAGCGGCAAGGCAATTGCACTTCCCGAGCCATTCGCCGTCGAGCTGGTGCACATCGCCCGAATCGCCGCAGCTCCAGCACGACGGACCGTTTCGCCAAACCTCAAGCTCTTGCTCAAGTTGTTGGTAGGTCTGCTTGATCTCGCTCATTGCGCGCTCTCCTTGTTGGCCGGCTCGTCGATTGGAAGCCATGCCTGGATCTCATCGATGGGGAAGGTGCCGCTGTCATCGCCCCGGAACCAGCGCTTGCCTTCTTCCTTCTCCAGCTCCGTGCATGCCTGCTGCACGTCGTCGAGGATGATTCGATAGCGTGCGCCGACTTCGTGCTCTGGCAGGTATTCCATGCCGATCCAGACCAGCTGGTCAGGCTTGGACGATGAAATCCCTGACGGATAAAAAATATCCCACTCCAGTGCGGTGACCACCTCTCCCTCCGGGCAGGCAGGGAACGGCCCGGCGTAACCGTATGAGTCCGATCGCTCCTGAAGCACGCCCAAGATATCGTGCAAGTAGCCTGTAGCCACGCTCGGCTGGCTGCCTGCCGCATCGCAGAGCCCTTGCACGAAAGTGGTGGCCTTGCTCAGCTGTGCTTCCCGCTCGCCCATCTGCTCGCGCAGCCGCTTGTTCTCGCAGCGCTCCCACTCAAGCTGGCGGCCGTCGTGATCGCCTTCGATTGCCTCGGCGTGAGCGTAGAGCGGACGAACACGAACGTCTTCAGCCCCTTCTGCAACGCGCTTATCGAAAATCTCGGTAGCCACGTCCTCCCGAACCACGAACTTCTCAACCCTGCCGCCATACGATGAAATCTCGAAGGCTGCCGGCTGCACATCTACATTCAGCCGTTCGACTGCCGACTCCAGCAGCTGACGGGCCAGCCCGCAGACGCCATTCGGCACAAGTGCGCCTTTGCTATCGAGGGCCAGCAGCGACTTGATGCTGTCGACCAGTTTGGCGTTGTCGCCCTTGAAGCTGTACGGCGTGCTCTCTTCCTTGCTCATCACTCACCCCTTCGTTTATTTGTCGCCGGACTGCCCGGCCTTCACGCATTCCGATTCCTGCACCAGCAGGCGGTTGATTGCCGCCGTTGCGCTTTCGCCCTTGGCCTCAAGGTCAGCCAGGGCCTCGGCGGCGTCAGGCTGCAACTTGATCCCGCTCAGCCTCCGGCCGCCCCGGGCCAGCAGATTCTTATCGTGCGCCTCGACGCGACTGGTCGATGTCTTTGGTGGTTTGTCAGTCTTCATTCTTGGTCGTCCGACTCTTACCAGGACCAGATGGCGAGCAAAAGGCCAGTAACCAGCGATACCGCGCTAACGAGCGCCAGCGACCGCACTGCCAATTTCACTTGATTGCCTGCTGCGATCACGCCGGAATGACTAGCGATCGCGAATGAGACGACAAGAAAAAGCAGCCCTGTTGCGCTGATTTGAAGTCCTAACTCCTGCATATAGTTTTGCTCCGTCGTTCGGTCAGCACTGCGCCTCCCATGGAATGAACTATAGGATAGTTGGTGCACCAACGCAAGAAGAGAATTCGATTATCCGTGGCTTCGGGCTTCGGCCTGCTCAGGCTTCCCAAACATCGCCGCCGCCTTATCCCCCGACGAGTCGCCATCGGTTGGAATCCAGCGCCCGTATACCCGGGCAATCATTAACCACGAACTATGTCCCATCTGCTTCGCCACCCACATCGGATGCTCGCCAGCGCTCAGCATCATTGAGGCGTAGGTGTGCCGGGTCTGGTACGGGTTCCGGTACCGCACGCCTGCCCGGCGGATGGTCGGCGTCCAGAGTGACTTGCGCAGTTCCTGGTCGCCGTTGAATGCCCGGTTGTGCCTCGGGTCGTGGAAAACGGCCTTCCCTTCTATATAGGTGTGCTCGCGCTGGGCCTTCAGCGCCTCGAACGACATGGGCAGCAGGCGCACGCTACGCACCCCCGCCGCCGTCTTCGGCGTCTCTGCCTCGCTGGCCGCAGCCGTCAGGCCCCGCGACACCCTTACTTCCCCGCGATGCCAGTCAATGTCGCCCCACTCCAGCGCGACCAGCTCCGACGTGCGCAGGCCGGTCCAGAAGGCGAACTGCAACAGGTTGCGATACTGCCCGGTCGCTGCCGCCAGAATGGCCCGCTGCTCGTCCGGCGAGAAAGGATCGATCTCGTCCTCGGTGCGCGGCTTGCCCTTGACTGAATACGTCCAGCCGGCCAGTGGGTTCGATTCGATCAGCTCGTCGTCCACGGCATCGCTCAGGGCCGAGCGCAGGCAGCTTTGCACGTTGGCCAGCCGCTTGTTGGCCGCCGACATCTTCGCCATGGCCGCCTTGACCTCTTTGCGCGTGACCGATGCCAGCGCCAGACTGCCCAGGGCCGGTACCAGGACCCCCGCAACGATCTTGCGGTAACCGTCCAGCGTGGACGCCTTCAGGATGCCGGCCTTGCGCTCAAGCCATTCCTCCAGGTACTGGCCCAGCGGCACCTGTCCCGACTGGCCGACAGCCGATGCCGCCCGCTTCGACCGCGGAAACGCCTCGGCATAGTCGAATTCCCCCCGGTGAATCGCCAGATCAATCGACGCCTTCTGCTGCTGCGCCCGCTTCAGGTTGGCCGGCGTAGGCTCAAGCGGCAGGCGCTCCCGGCACTGCTTGCCGTCGACCATAAAGCTGATCTCGATACTGCTTTTCGATGCCGCACGTACCCCGCGCTTCGCAGCCATACGCCACCCCTGACGAATTCGTTTAGTTGGCCGACAGTTTAGACCTGTGCCGCGCTAGGCGGCACCGGGCGACTATTGGTTAGGCCAGATCGGCGAGCGCGAAGACAATGCCGCGGCAATAGCTGTCCTCTCCTTCCAGCACGTCGAAAGTCGAGTGCGGAATGTCCGTCTCATAGATCCAGCTGAACCCGTCCTTATCCCATACGGCCTTGATCTTCTTGGCGACCGGCTCACGCCTGAAGAACGCCTTCAGCTCGTCGTCTTCCTCGATGTTTTCCCGCTCAGGCAGCAGGCCTTCGGCGTCCACCAGCGCGGTGCCGCCGTTGTAGCAGCCGAACTCGTCACGAATGGCGCCCTCGAATTCCATCAGGTCATCGCTCGCGCCGAACACGATCACCAGCCCGGAGGCCTTCGCCTGCTCGATCAAATCCTTCGGGATGGTCCGGTGTGCCGGGTATTGGATGCCGTCCAGCAGTGACGCCAAGTATTCCTTGATCATGATGAGTCCTCGCCCGCCGATCGGCAGGCTCTTGTGTGGGGTAGGGGTTAGGCTAGGAAGTGGTGGCCGATGGCGACAGATGCCGCTTCGGCTTCGGTGCTGAACATCAATTCGCTGGTGCTGGGCGATCCCCAGCTGTTGTATCGGACCTTTCGCCACCATTTGCCGTAGGCTTCGTATGGCTCGCCGATTATCTCTGTGACGTAGCAGTCGACGAGGTTCATAGGCACCCCGCGCAGTCTTCGAGCAGGCCGTCATAGTCCCGCTTCAGCCGGTCGCGCTCACTGGTCAGCGCCTCAACCTTACGGTGGATGTACCGGGCGATTGTCTCGCCTGGGCGCATGTCGGCGGCTGGTGTGCCTCTGAGCACGGCCTCCCATTCGTGGACGGTCAGTTGTTCGGTCATGGCTTCACCTTCTTGTCGGCGCGCAGGGCATCGAAGAACACCGCAACCTCTTCCAGCCCAGCGTCGACTGCAACAATCTCCCGGTCAAAGTAGGATTGCGCGTCAGTCTCGTCTTCCGGTGGTAGCTCACCCGGGCCACGCAGAGCGTTGTAGATCCAAGCCATACCATGGCCGCCGTATTCCTCGTCAATGACGGCGGAACGCATACCCAGCAGGTAGCGACCGAACAGCAGATCAAGTTCCTTGATGCGCATCCGGGCTACTTCATTCTCAGCCTTGAGTCGATCATTCTCGGCGATCAGGGCCAGCACGGCGGCAGGGTTGGCGGCTGCGATGAAGTCGGCATTCTTTTTTTGACCGCCATAGCCAACATCGTCACCTTCCGCCAGCTCCATCATGTGCTTGGTGTAGCCATCTTCCTTGAAGTACAGGCAGTCTTGTTCGTGACACCATTCGCCAGGCGTCGCAGCCTCGGCCAGTTTCTTCAGCTCCGTCGTATCCATCATGCCTTCACACTCCAAACGCTGCCGTCTACCAGGTCACCGCGGCGAACAAACTTCGCCCCGCCCGTCAGGTGATGCAGGATCGCGAACTCGGCAGAAGTGCGAGCCAGCGAGTAGGTGCGCCCG